TAATGCTTGGCGCATTGATCAAGAAGCCGCATAGGAGTTTAAAGTGGTTGATACATACATCATTGATAAAGACGGCAATCAGGCAAATGCCTCAGAGGTTACTGTCCCAGCGAACAGAGACTTTCGCGGTGCTTGGTCACTTAGCGGGAATGTCATTTCAGAAGATCTGGCGACAGCAAAAGAATTATTTAAGGACAAGATTCGTGAAGTCCGCGCTCCTTTGCTGGACGCAGAAGATGTTGTTTATATGAAAGCGATGGAAGCTGATGACGCTACAGCAAAAGCCGCATCCGTTACAAAGAAAAACAACTTGCGTGACGCACCAGCCGCATCTGCTATCGGAAGCGCATCCAACATTTCAGAACTGAAAGCAGCGTGGGACACTTCACTGCTTGGCGACTCTCCATACGCCTGATGGAGTTATCAGGCATGATGTTTTGGAACATCATATTGACACTGGTTATAGCACCAGCGATGTGGGCGTTCCGTCAAATGTATGCGGAGGTTAAGCGACTCCAAATACTCTTAAACCAAACCAGAGAGACTTACGCACGCCGCGATGACGTGCGCGAAGATATGGGTCAGGTGATGCAACACCTTCATCGCATTGAGGACAAGCTAGATAAAGTCCTTACTCGCTAATTTTTCAAAAAAGTAGGTCATCATGCTTGAGATAGGTGTGGCTGTTTCAGTCGCCACGCAGAGCTTCGCTTTGTTAAAATCTGCGTTTGCGGCTGGGCGGGATATCGAGCAAATGTCGGGGGACATAGGCCGTTGGCTTTCAGCCGTATCCGATGTCGAGCGCAGAGAAAAGGAAGTAAAAAGACCGCCATTCTATAAGAAGCTCTTTGCTGCGGGTTCTGTCGAGCAGGAAGCTGTGCAAGTGTTTGCTGCGAAAAAGCGGCTGGAAAAGCAAAGGCAAGAGCTAAAGAACTTCGTTATAGCCCATCATGGCATAAAGGGCTGGGACGACCTGATCAAGCTGGAAGGCAAGATTAGGAAGCAGCGTCAGCGTGCTATATATGAGCAACGAGAGGCGCGGCAGCAGCTTATAGAATGGGCGGCAATTATTTCTATTGTTTCGGCAGCCATACTTTTGTTGATCTATTTTGTCTGGCTGGCAAGTGAAGCAAAAGCGTTCTGAAGTCCAGACAGGCCGCATCGGTGAGTTGTATGCGGCTGCAATAATAGAAGAGTTAGGGTGGCAGACAGCTTTCTGTCAGCAAACAGGCGTGGACTTGCTTTGCTGGAAAGATAACAAGTTTTACCGTTGTCAGGTCAAAGCCAGCACCTTTCACACCAGCTTAAACAGACTTCAGTTTCATTTTGGCATCGGCAGAGCAAAGCGAAGGCCAACTTGGGAAGATTATGACTTCGCCTGCTGCGTGAGCGTGCCACACCGCAGAGCGTATTTTTTGCCGATCACTAGCGTTGATAAAATAACCCACTCTCGCAGAGGTCAGTTTTTTGAACAGCCGGATGTTGAAAGCGACACCTTTAGCAAAACAATAAGGATTTTGGATGAGCTTTATAGAAAGACTAGCTGAACAATTAATCGAGCATGAAAGCCTGCGTCTGGCGGTCTACGATGACGCTACAGGCAAGCCTATCGGAAAAGGCGACACTTTGCAGGGCAACCCAACCATCGGCGTTGGGCGGCTTCTGACGGACGACAGAGGCATCAGCCACGATGAGGCAAAGATGCTGTTGATGAACGACCTGAAGTGGGTTGCAGAAAAGGCAGAGGGCTATGGCTTCTGGCACAAGCTGGATGCGGCACGCCAGATGGTGATCATGAATATGATCTTCAATATGGGCAACCGCTTTGACCAGTTCAAAAAGATGCACGCTGCGTTAGAACAGGGGGACTATTCTGAGGCCAGCGCTCAGATGTTGGACAGTGTTTGGGCGCGTCAGGTCAAATCTCGTGCGACCCATTTAGCAGAGCAGATGCGGGAAGGGCTTGTGAAATGACACCAGAGATGCTCGACAAATGGAAGATCATGCCGCGCCTAATGATGCTGGCGGCCACTGTGATGTGCTATCAGGTGACGCAGTGGGATATGTCACTCCCGACGCCCACGATTGAGCAGAGCGGATTCTGCAGCGTTGTATTTGGCTGCCTTTCAGCCAGCTTCGCAATCTGGATGGGTGGCGAGAAAAAGTAAATGGCGGCGAAGCTAAGTGAGAACACAGAGGTGGCACTGCCACTGCGAAACATCATTAGTATGGTCGCGGCGGCTAGTCTGGCAACGTGGGCTTACTTTGGCTTGATAGAACGGCTCAACACGTTAGAGACCAACCAGACAATGATGAAGTCTGATTTAGGCCAAAATACGGAGTTTCGTATTAAATGGCCTCGCGGAGAGATGGGCAGTCTGCCTGCTGACTCTGAACAGTTTATGTTGATCGAACACATAGCCAGTGAGCTTGAAAAGTTGCAAACCGAAATTGAAGAGGGCAGAGCGCCATACGATCAGCAACAAAAGCTGACGTTGGACTTTTATGAAAAGCGCATCACGAATTTAGAGGAGCGCTTGGAGAAAATGCGGAACGGCGATGGTTGAATTAACATTTGTTTTGCTGTTGGTGATGGGTGGAGAAAAAATAGAATACACCCCTTACAGATCTCTTTCGGAATGTCTGTCAGTTAGGCGCAAGATAAAACGCAACGTCGGGCATACGAACAACTTTGACCAGAAGTGGTCATGCAAAGAGTTGAAAGTAATGATGCTCAATGGCGAGATTTTGGAGTTTATTGAATAATGTTCAGCGCCGTCATCATCGCCTGCCACATCGCTGATTTGAAGATGTGCATGATGGTGAATGATACGAGAGGCCCATATAGAACAGAGGTTGAGTGCGTCGAGCGCTTGAACGAAATGAAAGGCTCACTGCATGACATCTGGTCGATGTTCCGAATGCCTTACAGGATCACATCCAGAATATGTGTAGAGCCGGACAAAAAGGAGTCAGTATGATACAGGCGCTTATTCCAGCCGTTAGTGGCATCCTCGACAAGTTTGTAGAGGACAAAGACCAGAAGGCAAAGCTGGCGCATGAGATCAGCACTATGGCTGAACGGCACGCACATGAGCTTGCCAAAGGCCAGTTGGCAGTCAACGCAGAGGAAGCTAAGTCAAAGAATATTTTTGTAGCCGGATGGAGACCTTTCGTTGGATGGACGTGTGGACTTGCTCTCTTTACTCATTTTCTTGTTATTCCTGTGGCTGATGTGGTGACTGCATACTTAGGCTACACGCCGCCACAATATCCGGCTTTTGATATGGACACCCTGATGACTGTTCTATTGGGTATGTTGGGGCTTGGTGGCCTCAGAACTTATGAAAAGCAAAAGGGGCTTACAAAGTGAGTCGTGGCGATACAAATCCTCCTTCCCAAAAGCGTGGCGATACATTGGCGATACAGTGATTCTCTTTAGACTTTCCGCCAGAAATGTTAGGCTCATAACCTGAAGGTCGTAGGTTCAAATCCTACCCCCGCAACCAAAAAAACAAATATATCAATAGTTTACAGCCCTCCAAGCTTTTTAGCTTGCGAGGGCTTTCTGTATTTGGCTCTATAGTTAGTGGCGATACAGTGGCGATACATCGTCAGGCTTTCGTGATTTTATTTGCATAAATGCTTTACTATTGCGCATATATGTGTAATTATGAGGTGTAAGGTATTTATCAAAGGGAGTTACAAAATGTTAAATGCAGAGTTTTACACAAAATATTCGAAGCCTCGCTTGGATGAGATTTATGCGCACGCTTACCACACCCGCGACATTACGGTTTTGGAAAAGCACGTCGATGCGATGTTGCGGTACATTGACGCCCATCAAAACGTCTTTGATCAAAACTATGGCGACCCCGACACTCAGTGCCAATCACAGGAAATGATTACTCATTATGAATTTTGGGTAAGTTACTTTCGCGGCGCGATGGACGATTTATACGAAGATATCGGGGATGCGGCGCTTTAAGCGCCCCCTAAAGGGAGATTGATATGATCACATTATTTAAAAAGCAGAGCAAATACCCAGATGGCTTGCCAATATTTGAAACAGCACCAGAAGCG